TTTACTAAGTGTATTAACAATGCAGTTGTCGTTACTCTTGAGCAGTGGTTGAATGATCAACCAGGTCACAAAAGACGCAACTTTGAACGCTTCATTAACAATGGCGTTAATTTGGACATGATGGACAAGAAATATCATTATCGTAATTTCTTCATAAAAGATGAGGTTTTAGTACCCTCTTACGAGGGTAGTATTTCTGGTAAATATCCTCGTGGTATTCAGGGTTTAGTACATCCTCCGGCAAATATGCTTTTAGGACCGTTTATGACAATGGTTTCCAAGGCCTTAGCCGATGAATTCGGAGGTATTATTTCATACTCATCTGGACGATTACCACATGAAATTGGTGATTGGTATCACCAAAGGAAAAATGATGGTTTTTCTTTTTATGAAGACGATTTCAGTCAATATGATTCAACCCAAGGTCTGGGTTGTCATAAAGCCGAGATCGCATTCTACAATTTGTTTCATCCAACTCGTGATGTGTTGGAAACTCTTAATTTTCAGAAAACGACTATTGGTTTTGGTAAATTTCACAAGTACAAAACCAAATACACACGTAAATCCGGTGATCAGAATACCTCAATTGGTAATTCTGTTATAAATGCCATGGCACATTTATGGGCCAATAATATGTATTGTAAAACCACCGGTCGAACTGTTAACATTAATATATTAGTATTAGGAGACGATAACCTTCTCGCACTTAAAGGAGAAGGACCAGATTATGCGGATTTTATGCAAACTTGTATATCACGTTTGGGACTTATCCCTAAATTTGTTAAATGTGGGTTGGTGCCCACTTATTGTTCTTCTGTGTTTGTTCCTGTGCGCAGCGAAAATGGAAATATGACTCACGTGTTAGTTCCCGAAGTTTGCAAACGTTTTAGTAAGATGGGTTGGACGGTCACATTGCCAGACTGTCCGTCTTACTTGCGCATGAAAGGAAATTGTCAATCTGCTTTAAATAACAGTCTTATGCCGGTTGGCCGAGTATTTGATCATTATTATCTCAAACAAAAAGGTGACGGTAAAGCTCTCTATGAACATAAATGTCATGGAAAACATTTTGGAGAGTTTTACATATGTGAAGCCACCCTTGTTTGGTTTGAACAAGCCTATGGTCTGACGAGATCAGAGGTATTTCAACTGGAAAATTATATTGGTGAATGTTGTCAAAAATCGCATAATAAGCCGTTTTTGTGGCAACACCCTTTAGCTTCCAAGATGTATGATAATTACTCGCGGCGTTCATAATGGCTCCAAAGAAAAATAAGCAGAATAAAAATCAAGGTAAAAATCAAGGTGGCAAAAAGCCACAGGCAAATCAAATAATTAAGTCCATTCCTACTAAGCGACAAAACCCACAGTCAAATAAGGGCTCTGGTTTATTGTCCGCATTAGGTGGCCTGGCTGGAGGATACTTCGGTGGGCCACTTGGTGCCGTTTTGGGAAAGGGTGCAGGAGATTTAATTGCCAAAATCACAGGATTTGGTGATTATAAGGTAAATTCAAACACACTGGTTACAGGAAATTCAGTCCCAACTTTTCGTCAGTTTGGCGATGGGATTGAAATTTGCCATCGTGAGTTCATTGGTGATATAACAGGTTCAACTGCTTTCACCAATAACTCTATTACAATAAATCCAGGTTTGTCTTCATCATTTCCATGGTTATCGCAAGTTGCACAAAATTTTGAAGAATATGACATGAAAGGACTCGTTTTCGAGTACCGTCCATCGTCCGGTTCGGCAGTTAGTGCAACTTCTGCGGCATTAGGCGTTGTGGTATACGCAACTGATTATAATGTGTTAAGCCCGGTTTTTAGTTCCAAACAGGTTATGGAAAGCTATGAGTTTTCTTGTTCAACAGTTCCTTTTACAGGAATGTTGCACCCTGTAGAATGTGCTAAAAATGCAAATGCGCTTAACACTTTGTATATTCGCAATACTGGTGTTCCTGCTGGAGCAGACGCTAGGTTGTACGATATGGGATTGTTTCAATATGCCACTCAAGGCATGCAATCTGCGTATGTCACAGGTGAGTTATGGGTTTCGTATCATGTAATGCTAAAGAAACCACGTATATCTACATTAGGATTGCCTCAATCTGCACATATTGTTGCTACACCGGCTGGATCAGCCACAGCAGCTAAGCCTCTTGGTACTACAGGAGGTGTTTTGTCTACTTTGAGTAACTTGCCAGGGGTAACAGTTAGCACTTCTGCACCTACAACATCTATAGTTATTGCCAATCCAGGACAATACATAGTTGCTTGTGGATGGAATGGTAGTACTATTACTGGTACTTTTGTCTTTGCTTCCATGGGTTCTAATATAACAAACGCACCCAACATATTTCTTAATAATACCCAAAATGATATTGTAAGTAGTCAAACAGCTGCTGCAACTGGATGGGTTCTCGTTTCTGTGAACGCATTTGGAACTGGAGTAGCCAATACAATCGCCATTTCGGGCCCTTCTACTATGACGGCCGCTAATGGTGATGTACTGGTTATCCCTGTTCCTTTGAACTTAAATTAAATAAACACCAACCACAAGTACCACAATCTTGTGAGTAATAGCAAACAAAATATCGGGCTTTGCCCAGGTATAAAAGACATACATGAACCGATTTAATACAAATGCTCAGATTAGCTGGAAACCTACTATGGCTACGGCAACTGAAGAAGGTTTAGCCAACTCAACTACAATCACCACTCGCTACGACGATGGTGGATTGTCTCAATCAGAAGTTCCAAGAGATGTTTTGGAACATGCACAAATTTTTATCTTAGACAAAGATAGAACACCAGCAACCATGTCTGCGTTGTTAGCCTCGCTTAAATTGTACGTTAGCAAGAATTATGCACACTCCATGAACAAAGTTTCATGGATTAGAGATTCAGCTGTAGCGTCATTTATAGATGTTCAAGAAGAGACAACTGTGTGGGATATAGTCGAAAAGCGTAGAGCTGAGTACACACTTCACAGGTATAGCAGACAATGGATGCAAAGTCTAATATTTCAATTTGATAACAGTTTCGGATCATGGTTATTACTTAGTTGCAGTTTTAGCCATTTGTATCAGGTGTATTTGAAAAGGAAATTGTTGTATTCTAAGCTTGTCAACATATTATTGCTGGCATGGTGGTTGTGGCACTTTGGTGTCCATAATAAAATCCACAAAAATTTTTATGAGTTTATAGGGAGTCATTATAAGCTTCAAAGAATGTTTCGTAAACGGGCACCAATTGTTGAACCCAAAGACGATGCATTATTGCTTAATGAGTGGTGGCCAAACACAGGTCTTAGCAACCGTGTTTACCACGGCATTCAAACCAATTTTGTTCAAGATGTAATCAATGAACCAAAGGTTGATTGTGTATCACTTAATGACACATTTGTTGTAGAGAAGCAAGATTTTAGTTTAGAAACTGAAGATGTTTCCTATCTTTGTCCAAATTTATTCATAGACTCAAATGTCTATGATCAGTATGTTGTTAACACCGTTAACACAGTCATTGGCACAGATCAGTGTCATGTGCATAGTGCACCTGTGTTGTATACCGACCCAAATTTTACCAATAAAGACGTTGTTTATTATGATAAGATTGAGTCGAATAAAGTATTTAAAGATTTGTCCAACGTAGAACCATTAAAAGATGGTAGTAAAGATAAAATAGGACATTTCTATCACATTGGGCCAGCCTGGTTGGATGTCTTACCAGCCGCATTTGCCAACACACAAGCTAATGAAAAAGCTAGTTTATGTGGGCGGCATCTGGCAATTCAACATGTTGATGATGTTGGATTATGGGACCAAGTTATAGTCGATACTTTGCCGTATTTTAC